TAGATGCCGTATCTAGCATCTTACAATGGATAAAGGATGATTGGGCATCTAACCGTATACGTTTTATTATTGAAATCACTGCTTGGGCTGCATCTATTGGATGTGCAATTACAATGGCAGTTACAGTACCCAATCCTCCACTCCTTATTCTATATCCTATTTGGATTGCTGGTTGTGCTATGTATGCTTGGGCTGCTTGGAGTCGTAAATCTTTTGGCATGTTGGCTAACTATATATTGCTCACTACCATTGATACGATTGGGTTGGTAAGGATGATATACTAATGTCAACGATATTATTAATACTTGCATACTGGGTAGGTACAGGATTTTTTATTTCAATATTAATGTATGCTGCACTGCAGTTTGCAAATTTATGTGCCTATATTGTTGACATTTTTACTACAAAAGATAAAATACACGAATGAGTTATATTGATGCAATTCATGACCGTGACGGTGATAAAATTCATGTAGTTGAAAGAACTGCAAATGGTAAACGTGCTTATCGTGAATATCCTGCTAACTATGTATTTTATTATACTGATCCTAAGGGTAAGTATCGCAGTATATACAGTGATCCGGTAAGTAGGTTTAGTTCACGTAAGCGGGGTGAGTTTGAAAAAGAAAGGCGCATACATTCAGGCAAAAAATTATTTGAAAGTGATATCAATGTAGTTTTCCGTTGCCTTAGTGATAATTATTTAGGTGCTGAACCTCCTAAGCTACACACGTGTTTCTTTGACATTGAAGTTGACTTTGATCCTGAAAAGGGCTTTAGTCCTACTACTGATCCTTTCAATCCAGTAACTGCAATTTCGTTATACTTAGATTGGTTAGATCAATTGATTACTTTATGCATAGCACCAAAGCATATGAGTGATGAAACTGCAACTGAGATAACTAATCAGTTTGAAAACTGTTTGCTATTCAATTCTGAAATAGAAATGTTTGAAACCTTCTTTCAATTGATTGAAGATGCAGATGTATTGACTGGTTGGAACTCAGAAGGATATGACATACCTTATATGGTAAATCGTGTTACTAGAGTGATGAGTAAAGATGACACACGTAAGTTTTGTCTACTTGGTCAATTGCCAAAACCACGTACATATGAAAGATTCGGTAAAGAAGAACAAACATACGACTTAATTGGTCGTATTCATATGGACTATTTACAATTGTATAAGAAGTATAATTATGAAAGTCGCCACAGTTATAAACTAGATTTCATCGGTGAAATGGAAGTTGGTGAAAACAAAACACAATATGAAGGTACACTTGATCAATTGTACAACAAAGACTTTAAAAGGTTTTTAGAATACAATCGTCAAGATACTATGCTGTTAGTTAAGATTCACAACAAACTAAAATTTTTAGATTTAGCAAATGCACTTGCGCATGAAAACACTGTGTTATTGCCCACTGTTATGGGTTCAGTTGCAATGATTGAGCAAGCAATTTTTAATGAAGCACATGAACGTGGATTAGTTGTACCCGATAAATCAAGAAAGGATAATAATGATGAACAGCAAGCCGCAGGTGCCTATGTTGCTACGCCGAAAAGGGGAATGCATGAGTATGTCGGAGCCGTTGACATCAACTCGCTCTATCCCTCGGTTATTCGTGCCCTTAACATGGCCCCAGAAACAATCGTTGGGCAAGTTAGACAATCACTCACTAATCATTACATGCGAGAAAAAGGATTAAGACTCGCAAGTGAAAAGAAACGTCACAAAGAAGGTGATGATGCGGTAACAGGCAGTATTTTGTGGGAAGGTTTATTTGGTGCATTGGAATATGCTTCAATTATGAATCAAGAACGTGGCACTATGCTTACTGTTGACTTTGAAGATGGTCGCAGTGTTGAAATGAGTGCAGCAGAAATATGGAAGATGATATTTGATAGTCATAAGCCTTGGATGCTTAGTGCTAACGGTACTATCTTTACATATGAGCAAGAAGGCGTGATCCCAGGTCTACTCTCACGCTGGTATAGTGATCGTAAAGATATGCAGAAGAAACTAAAAGAATCAACAACAGACAGTGACCGTGAGTATTGGGATAAACGTCAATTAGTTAGAAAGATTCTACTCAACTCTGCATATGGCGCACTATTGAATGAACATTGTCGTTTTTACGATAAACGCATTGGGCAAAGTGTTACATTAAGTGGTCGTCAGATTACTAAACACATGATGAGCCAAATCAATGAATGTATCGCAGGTGAATACAATCATGAAGGTGATGCAATCGTATATGGTGATACTGACTCATGTTATTTCAGTGCATTTCCTATATTAAAACCACAAATTGATTCTAATGAATTGCATTGGGACAAAGAACTGTGCATTGGCTTATATGATTCAATTGCTGATCAAGTTAATGAAAGTTTTCCTGCATTTATGGAACGTGCATTTCACGCACCAAGAAAGAATGGATCTATCATCAAAGCAGGTCGTGAACTAATTGGTGAGCGCAGTATCTTTATTACAAAGAAACGATATGCTATTAACATCTATGACAAAGAAGGTAAGCGTAAAGATGTGAATGGTAAATCAGGACAAATTAAAGCTATGGGTCTTGATTTGAAACGAGCAGACACACCTAAATACGTGCAAGACTTTTTAATGAGTGTACTAGAAAGAGTACTTGATGGTGCTGAACGTGAAGAAGTTGTTGAGATGGTTAAGAAATTTAAAAATTATATGAGTGAACAACCTAGTTGGACTAAAGGAAGTCCTAAAGGTGTTAACAATTTAACCATGTACGGCGACAAAGAAAAAGCACAAGGTAAAGCAAACATGCCTGGTCATGTACGTGCAGCATTGAATTGGAATAGATTACGACAAGCAAACAGTGACAACTATAGTCAAAAAATTGTAGATGGTATGAAGATTGTTGTTTGTAAACTTAAGGCGAATCCACTTGGTTATACGAGTATTGCGTATCCTACGGACGAATTACGTTTGCCACAATGGTTTATTGAATTACCATTTGATGATGAAGCAATGGAACAAACATTAATCGATGAAAAGATTGATAATCTACTAGGAGTATTAGATTGGGATATACGCAAAAGCACAGATACACATACAACCTTTGATGATTTCTTTTCAATTGGTTAAATTTGTTTTGCTTTTCGCAATAAATTCCGTTATAATACACACAATATATTCCTAAATACTACAAAGGAGAAAGAATATGAAGGACAATTTACAAGATTTAATTTCTCATATTCATGGTCTAAGTGACATTGATGTTATAAAGATTATGGGTACTGATACTGAAACTAGTTTTGCCGCAGTTTCGCAAGATGAAAATGGCAAAATCGTAATTGAAGGATCATTCAAAAATGCTGATCCAGAATTTATTGGTACGTTTGGTATGCCAAATCTAAACAAACTAAAAACAATTCTTGGATTTGATGAATATGACGAGAACTCAAAAATAAGTACAAAACGTGATAATGACGTAGCAAAATCTATTCACTTTGAAAATAAGAATGGAGACTTTGTTAATGACTATCGTTTAATGGCAGAGTCAATCGTAAAAGAAAAAGTAAGTACAGTGATTTTCAAAGGTGCGACTTGGAACATTGAATTTAATCCCACTGTTGAAGGTATCGGTCGTCTTAAAAAGCAAGCGCAAGCAAACAGTGAAGAAAATAGATTCAAAGTTAAAATTGAAAATAGTGATTTAAAAATTCACTTTGGTGATCCTGCAACTCATAGTGGTAGTTTTGTATTTTATCCTAAAGTACAAGGTACACTAGCGAATGTATTGCAATTTCCAGTAAACCTAGTAATTCAGGTTTTAAATATGGCAGGTGACAAAACTATGCGTATCTCTGAACGCGGTATACTTGAGATTACAATTGATAGTGGTATTGCAACATATCGTTATCTGATTCCTGCACAAACAAAATAATTTAATGGAAAAAGATAATCTAACACAAAAGCATAATAGTGACTGGGCACTGTTCTTACCCGCGCTCAGTACATTTTATATTACTGGGTTGGGCAAACAGCGTAAAGGTGAAAGTTATTTTCCATCTGAACGAATACCACAAGGTATTTCTGATCTTGAATCATTAAATTTTCTCAACAGTCAACAAGCACTGTTCCCATATAAGTGGGCATTATATAGTGCAGGTCATGCTGAACTTGATCCTAGTAAGCAAGGCAATAGTGAAAGTATTGTGCATGAACGTGAAAGTGGTACTTTCTTGTTGGGCGATAGTGGTGGATTTCAAATTCTAAAAGGTCAATGGCCTGCTGACTGGAAAGATCCTAATTGTCCACGTGCTAAAAAGAAACGTGAACAAGTACTAAAGTGGATGGATACATACATGGACTATGGTATGGTTCTTGATATTCCATCACAGTCACTAACGACTTACCATTTGAAAGATAAGAATGGTAATAGTGTACATGGTATCAAAACTATTGAAGATGCTATTACTGCTACCCATATCAATAACAAATATTTTATTGAAAATCGTAGTGGCAAATGCAAATTCTTAAATGTATTACAAGGTCGCAGTCATCAACAAAGCGATGATTGGTATCAGGAGATGAAGGATTATTGTGATCCTAAAAAATATCCTGATAATCATTTTAATGGTTGGGCATTCGGAGGTCAGACAAAAATTGATATCAGTCTTTTTCTTAAGCGTTTGGTACATATTATCCATGATGATTTACTCCAGCCTGGAGTTCACGATTGGATTCATTGCCTTGGCACATCTATACTAGAATGGTCATTAGTGTTTAGTGATACACAACGGGCACTTAGAAAATATGTAAATCCAAATGTTACAATTAGTTTTGACTGTGCTAGTCCATTCTTTAGTGCAGCAAAAGGTTTGGCATACTTCAATAATACATTTGAGCATAATAGCAAGTGGTCATATCAAATGGAAAAAACTGCGGAAGCCAAAAAATACGCAAAAGATACTAGACCATTTAAGGATGCCGTGCTAGCTGACGGTATCCATAAAGTATTTACTGACAGTCCGATAACTGCTAGAATGACAATTAATGATTTGTGTTACAGAGGCGTAGGATTTATTGGGCAGCACAACAAAGAAACAAAAACTAGTTGGGACACATTAAGTTACACACTAATACAAGGTCACAACGTATATCAACATATGGTAGCAGTACAAGAAGCTAACAGAAAATATGACAATAGTATCATGCCTAGTATGTTAATACATGAACAGTTTGATAAGGTCTTATTCAAAGATGTAGTTGATGAAATTATTTCTCAACCTACAAGAGAAAGTGCATTGAATAAGATTGAAGAATATAATTGGTTTTGGAATCAATTTAAAAGCGGTAGTCAAGGTTTTAGTGGTAAGAAAACTACTAACTCAATGACAAATTTTGATAAATTTTTTGATATGGCAGTGTTTACTAATTCTCAAGAGGAAGAATCTGTTGAAGATATCATTGATGATATTGAGATACTAGAAGGTGAAGAGATGTGGGCTAGCCGTGTTATTGATGAAAACAAGGAGTAATATGTATAAAGCTAAAATTCAACACTTAACAGAAATGCATAATGTTCTTAATAAACAGATTGATGATATGGAACGTGATCATCCTCATGTTGAAGTTGAAAAATTAACTGAGATGAAAAAACGTAAGCTACAACTTAAAGACGAAATAAGCCGTCTAAACAAATTGCAGTGGGAACATGAACATGAACATTTAGACTACGGAGATGATAGATGATTCAGGCTGAACGAGAAAAAATTGAAAGGGTAATGAATGAAGCACCTAGAAAAATATGGGTTACTTTTCAAAAAGAGGGTATACACAAATATCCTGCAGCACTGGAAAATCCTTTACTTGAAGATGTTAGCTTTCTTGGCTATCCTCATAGGCATATCTTTCACTTCAGGGTGTCAATCGACGTATGGCACAATGACCGTGATATCGAATTCATACAATTCAAACGGTGGCTTGAATCATTGTATTCAGGGGAACAAAATTGTTTGCGACTGGACTACAAAAGTTGCGAAATGATTGCCGATGACCTCTATTTAAGAATTGCAGATCGGTATCCAAACCGAAATGTAGTAATCAGTGTATCCGAAGATAATGAAAATGGCTGCGAGATACACTACAATTTAACTAAACCGTATCAACAACTTTCAATTTAAAGGAAATAAAAATGGGTAAACCAGCAATTCAATCTAATCCTAAAGTTCAACAAATTTTTCATGATTTAGAAAAATATAAAGAATTCTGTGTAGACTATGGGTATGTATTTGACGAAGCACACTTATATGATATGAAGCAGTTTGCGTATCGTCAACATACAAAACAACTTGCAGGTAAACAACCTAAAAACAACTGGATCGAAAACAGTAGACCTTAATAAAATTAATAAGGAAAAAATGCGTAAACTCTATTACATGGGTCTTGAACCCTACAAAGCTAGATATACTTTACAGTTGCAAGAGTGGAATCGTGCGGTGTTTGAACGTAGGGGGATAGACTATGTAATAGTGCCAGGTGATACATTAAGTAATGATAAAGCAATTGTAACCGGTCAAGTACTTGATGCACATGGTCGCACATACTTTGGTATGAGCCAAATGATGAATCTTGTTAAAATGATGAAGGCTGGAGAATTAAATCATGCAGATGTTGTATACTTTGAGGACATGTTTCAACCAGGTATCGAAAGCTTACCTTATATTCTCAATCAAATTGATAGTGTTAACCGTCCTCGCATTGCCGTTCGCTGTCTTGCACAAACTATTGACCCCGATGATTTCGTTCATGTGTGGGGTATGCAAGAGTGGATGGGTCACTATGAAAAAATGGTTGACTCGTTCGCAAACATAATTCTTGCAACTAATGAAGAAATGGTTTCACATATGAAGATTGCTGGTTGGAAGGGAAAGATTTATAATATCAGTGGTCTTGCATTTGGTAAAGATGAAGTTCGTAATAGAGTAAGTGAATTAAAACCTTTTCATCAAAGAAAATTGCGTGTTTGTTTTGCAGCACGATGGGATCAAGAAAAGCAACCTGACTTTTATATGGATTTGATTGAAGAATTTCATAGAAGAAGTAAGATGGCTTATTGGGAAGGCTACGAGCAACATGAGATTGAGTTTGCAGTGTTTAGTGGTAGCAAATTAAAATCAAATAACAGTAGTTATATGGAAAGAACTAAGCGCCTTGTAGACGAAGGTAAGCTTGTTGTATATGAAGATTTAGAAAAGGACGATTACTATGCCCTCCTTAATGATAGCCGTGTTTTATTCAATTGTGCGTTACAAGACTGGGTCTCAAACACAGTCAGTGAAGCCGATGCTCTTGGCTGTAATGTGTTATATCCTGCTTATCGTAGCTTTCCTGAAACATTCGCCAATGACTCGGAACGCCTTTACATTCCTTGGTCTATAAATGATGCACTTAATAAATTATTTAAATTGTTAAAACACCCACATGTTAATATGGGAAAAATAAGTGATTATAATGACAAGACAATTGATCGTATTTGTGATATAATAACTGGACAAGGTGAAAAGTATTTAAGAATGGATACTGATTATCGCAAGCACGTAAGTGAAACTAAATTTTAAGGAGAAGTTATGAGAGAACAAATGATTGAAACACTACGAGTATATTTTTCTGCAAACGTTATGAAACATAAGATGAATATAGAAATTATGCTTAAGAAACCAATGGGTATTCATGATCATACTGATTGGATGTCAGCAGTAGAACAAGAAATTGCTATTATTGCTGAGTATGAAGATAAATTAGAAGTATTAAACAAACACTTTTCTTAAATGAAGAAAGTATTAATTACAGGTGCACATGGTTTTATAGGTAGCCATACTGCTAAATTATTTAAGCAGAATGGCTACTTTGTCATTGGACTTGATCATCATTATACATTAGACCATTGCGAAGATAATGTACTGAAATATCTTGACCAAAATCACATGCATGACTATGAAGAATTGCTACCTTTCTTAGCAGGCACTAACAATGTTGACGCAATAGTGCATTGTGCAGGTAGTTCATTAGTTGGTCCTAGTGTTCGTGATCCTTACAAGTATTATTACAACAATGTAAAAAAATTGAATAATACATTGTATGCACTAAAAGAACAATATCCTAACTGGGATGGTTCATTAATCTTTTCTAGCAGTGCATCAATATATGGTAACAATAACACTGTTCCTATCTCCGAATCAGACAATAAAGAACCCGTAAGCCCATATGGTCGCAGTAAGTTAATGGGTGAACAGATTATAAATGACTTCTGCATTGCTTATGGTATGAAGGCAATAGCATTACGATATTTTAATGCAACAGGCTGTGACTTAGACGGCGAGTTAGGTAACAGAAAAGATGATACACATATTGTACCCAGAGTAGCGACAGCAGCGTTGTCTGGTAAACCGTTTTTATTAAACGGAAATGATTATAATACAGATGATGGAACTTGTGTGCGTGACTATTTACACGTTATGGATATCGCAAAAGCACATTTGATGGCTGTTGAACTAAGTGATCAGTTTGAAGATGGTGACTTTGAAGCATATAATTTAGGAACTGGTACAGGATATAGTAATCTAGAAATTGTTCATTCTTTTGTAGAACATAACAAAGTACCAGTGCATATATCATATAGTGACAGACAGCAAGGTGATCCTGATGAACTTATAGCTAATCCATTAAAGTTTATAGAAGATACAGGTTGGATGCCAGAACATAGTGATTTGGAAACAATAGTAACAAGCACTTATAATTATATGAAAAAAACTTTCTATAATAACTAAGCTAAATAATTATGCAACACAAAGGTTGCAAATTTCAAAAATTTAATCCGTGTAAGGAAGGAAATCAAAATGAGTTATAACAAAACTAAAACCGATCCAGAACTGGGTCAAAAAGTTCATGAATATCTAGTAAAAATGGGAGTTGAAACTCCTATGAAACCTAATAATTGGGAACGCAAACAAAAAATTGAAGCTATTGAGGGTTACTTTCATCAGATCATGAAAACCTTAGGGTTAGATATGAGTGATGATAGTTTAATTGAAACGCCTACTAGGGTAGCCCGGATGTATGTCAACGAAATCTTTTGGGGCTTAGATTACGAGGCATTCCCTAAATGTACAACAGTTGACAACAAAATGAAGTACAATGAAATGGTAGTTGAGCGTAATGTCAACGTACAAAGTAATTGTGAACATCACTTTGTAGTTATTGACGGGCTTGCTACAGTAGCATATGTACCTAAACAAAAAGTATTAGGCCTAAGTAAAATCAATCGCATTGTAGAATATTTTAGTAAACGACCACAAATACAAGAACGGTTGACTGAACAAATTTTCCATGCACTTTGTTTCATACTTGAAACAGAGGATGTTGCTGTTATGATTGACGCACAACATTACTGTGTGCGTTCAAGAGGTGTTGAGGATACAGGTAGTTCTACTGTTACAGTTCGCTTAGGTGGTGGATTTAAATCTGATCCAGCAGCGAGAAATGAATTCTTAAGCATTGCTAGAATGGGTAAATCATGATCATTGCAATTACTATATTAACCTTTCTAGTTTTTTGTGGTTTTATAGTATTGTTTATGAACTTACCAGGTTGCACTGGTAGCTGCCTACAAGGCAGATACAAATGTGATTGTCCTTTAAGGAAAGATAAAGATGATATTCGACAAGATAAAAGACCTTAAATCTAAAGGCGTAAAAATAGGTATTACATTTAGTACATTTGATTTACTACATGCAGGACATATTGCTATGCTTGCAGAAGCAAAAAATCATTGTGATTATTTGATTGCAGGATTGCAAACTGATCCTACTATAGATAGACCAGAAACAAAAAATAAACCAGTTCAAAGTATCGTTGAAAGACAAATACAATTATCAGCATGTAGATTCGTTGATGAGGTAGTTGTGTATCAAACTGAACAGGATTTGATAGATATATTGTTGACATTACCCATTGATGTGCGTATACTAGGTGTTGAATACAAAGGTAAAGAATTTACTGGTGATGCAGCATGTCAAATAAAAGGTATAGAAATAATTTATAATGGTCGTGACCATAGTTTTAGTTCCAGTAATTTACGCAAACGTGTTGCAGAAGCACAAGAACAAAAACAAAAATGGTAAATAATGAAGTTAAAGCCTTGCCCCTTCTGTGGTAATGACTTAAATCAACAAGATTTTTGGCATGAAACAGTTTACCCATACAATAGACAAAAAACTATTTGGTCAGTAAACTGTGCTGAAGAAGTGGGAGGGTGTTCTGCACAGATGTTCGCTGATAGTGTAGAAGAAGTAGTAGAAAAATGGAACAAAAGACAGCGGTCTTAGACATTCATCCCGCTATATTAAATTCTGCATGTCTTGCTAATAGAGGAGACATAAACAATGGCAAATCAAACAATACATTACATAGATGTAGCAAACATGAGCCCAGAAGAAGCGTCAATTCATCTGGAAAGTATTAGACAAAAATATGCTAATAAATTCAGAAGTTACAAATATACTAGCACTAAAGAATATCACGATAGTTTTCCATGCGCATATCGTCAATGGCGTGCGGATAGCCATTGCAATCTAATTCATGGTTATAGTTTTAGTATGAAGTTTTATTTTGGTACAGATCAACTAGATGTTCGTAATTGGGCAGCAGACTACGGTGGTCTAAAAGAATTAAAAAAGATATTAGAAGATCAGTTTGACCATACATTACTTGTAGCACAAGATGACCCAGAACTGGAAACATTTAAACTACTACAAGAAAAGAAAATGGCTAAATTGACCATATTACCACGTTTAGGGTGTGAAGGTTTAGCCGATATGCTTTACAAGTATGTCAATGGCGTGTATATTCCTGATATGTGGGGAGAAGGGGAAGCAAATAGACTTTGGTGTTATCGTGTAGAAGTGCGTGAGACACAAAGTAATATGGCTTTTAGAGAAGGACACCGTGAATGGAATGAGGATTTATTTTCATGAAAACTTCAGTTAGTTATGAAGAAATTGAATCACATTGCTTAGCCATAGCAAAACAAATGAGCAAAGACAAATGGGTACCTGATTACATTGTAGGTATCACCCGTGGTGGATTATTACCTGCCGTTTTATTAAGCAATTGGTTTGAGTGTAAAATGCATACATTAGCAGTTAGTTTGCGTGACAATTCTGATACTGAAAGTAATTGCTGGATGGCTGAAGATGCAATTGGTTATGTACCATTTGAAGAACGAGGTGTCTTTGGAGCAGAAATTGATCCTTCTTACCGTAAAAACATACTAATCGTTGATGATATCAATGATACTGGTGCAACATTAAATTGGATTAAGATGGATTGGCAACAGAATTGTTTACCTAGTCATAGTGCATGGGATAGTGTGTGGAATAACAATGTAAGAGTAGCGACATTATATAATCGTTGGTCAAGTAAGAGTGAACTGCCAGTTGACTATACAGGTGTGTTTGTTCATTTGGATAATGATCCTGGTTGGATAGTGTTTCCTTGGGAAAAATGGGCTAGTGAATAATAAGGATTTTATATGAACGAAAACTTTGAAAAAGTATTAAAAGAATCTACTTATGATATATTAGGTGTGCCACAAGTAGATCAAAAGAAATTTACTAAGTTAATTATTGAAGAATGCATTAAATTAATGCATGAGCAAGAAAGAATTCCAGAAGGATTTTTTTATGCTAAAAATGCAAATATACATGAACTTGTTATTAAACAACATTTCGGAGTTGAAGATGAACGAGCGAGTTAAAGAACTAATGGTTAACCATGGTCTTCACAAGTATATAACTGAAGATTGTCAACACAGAATGGAACTTCTTGCTGAGTTGATTGTTAGAGAATGTATGCGTATGTGCGAGGTTACGGAGATGAGTTTTGTGACTCATGATTGTGATGTTGAGGCATCGGGTGCAATTACTGTTAAACAATTTATTGCTGAACATTTTGGAGTTGAAGAATGAATATTAAGCTAATTGTAATGACCTTTTTGCTTAGTGCTTGTTCATTGACTAGTTTTAAAGATAAGACTACTCAAAATTCACCTCCAATTGAAAAGAGAAATAGTCACAGTAACGCAAACACCAACATCAATAATACAAATGCAATTGTAAATAAAATTGATGAACCTGTTATAGAAGTACGTAAAGAAAAAATCACTGATTCAGCCGATCCTAATAAACTATTTAAGAACTATTCAATTTATTTTGATTTAGATGAGTATACAGTAAAAGACAAATTTTTACCTATAATTAAACAACATGCCGACTTTCTTGTTAAAAATCCTGATCATTTTGTGTTTATAGAAGGTCATACAGATGAGCGAGGTGGTGCAGAGTATAATGTGGCATTAGGTCAAAAAAGAGCAAACGCTGTTAGAGTCCTATTGTTATTACATGGAGTGAAAGAAAATCAACTAGAAGCTTATTCATATGGATTTCTCAAACCTAAAGCATTCGGTTCTAATGAAGAAGCATGGAGTCAAAATCGCCGTGTTGACTTTTTTTACAAAAATTAAAAATTACTTAACATTTTGGAGTTATAAATGAAAACATTTGATACATTTGAACAAGTAGAAGGCATGAATGGTTGCATGAAAAGGCCAATAGTAGTTCATGCTACACAAATTAATGAAGAATTTAGAGTAGACACATTAGAAGGTAATTACAAACAAGGTAAGCCAGGTGATTATCTAATGCGCGGTATAGACGGTGAACTCTATATTTGTGACAGAGAAATTTTTGAAAAAACTTATGATTGGGTATAACTCATGAATATAAAAATTCAAGAAGTTGCTGACAAGGCAAAAGAATTAGTGCCTAAAGGTATACTTAGCGTAGAACATTGGATAGATCAATACAATTTAATCTTTGCTGAATTAATAATTAAAGAATGCATTGAGTGTTGTGGTAGTCAAGCAGATAAACAAACCATTCGTAAAAGATTTGGTTTACCTGTAGAAAGCAATATTAAGTATCCTGGTGTTGACCCAAGTGGCAGCATAGAATCACAATACAATCGTGAATATAACATACCAAAAACATGAACAATAAAACCGAAGAAGCATTAGGTATTCTACAAGAAGAATGTGCTGAAGTTATTGTAGAAGCCAGTAAAATTCGTCGTTTTGGATTAGAAACAGCACACTACAAATCAGACATGAACCGCACTCACAGAGCAATGTTAGAAATGGAATTAGGTGATGTACTAGCATTAGTAGATATTCTGTTAGAACAGGGGATATTAGATCAGGATAGACTTGATCTATATAAGCAACAGAAAAAAGATAAACTTAAATTATGGTCAAAAATATATGAGTAAAATTAAAGTAGCAGAATTATTTTATAGTATTCAAGGTGAGGGTAGATTTATGGGTGTGCCCTCAGTTTTTCTGCGCACATATGGTTGTAATTTTAAATGTGCTGGTTTCGGTATGCCTAAAGGTCAATGTTCATCTGAAGCAGATAATATTGCAGAACGCATCAATGAGTTTAAATTCTATCATGAATTACCATTAGTAAGCACAGGGTGCGATAGTTATGCAAGTTGGCATCCCAAATTTAAAGACCTTAGTGCAATGTATGATACAGATGTAATTGTAGAAGCAATTATTGGTTCATTACCATACAAAGAATGGCGTGATGAACATCTTGTTATTACAGGTGGTGAACCACTATTAGGATGGCAACGTAGCTACCCTGAATTACTAGAGCAGCCTAAAATGAAAAAATTAAAGGATATCACCTTTGAAACTAACGGCACACAAAAATTACAACCAGACTTTAAATTGTATTTGTATAAATGGACACACAAGAAAGGTTATCATAATTTAACTTTTAGCGTGAGTCCTAAATTAAGTGTGAGTGGAGAGAGTAGAGATGAAGCTATTCGCCCTGATATTGTTAGAGAGTACGAAGATTTAGGTCATACTTATTTAAAATTTGTTGTAGCAACAAAAGACGATGTTGATGAGGCACTAGAAGTTATTGAATTATACAAGAAAGAAGGATTCGGTGGTCATGTATACTTGATGCCCGTAGGTGGTGTTGAAAGTGTGTATACATTAAACAACAGAACTGTCGCAGAGCTTGCAATGAAACATGGTTTGCGTTATAGTGATAGATTACAAGTACCTTTATTTAAAAACGAGTGGGGAACATGATAGGACCAGACACAAGATACACGTGGGATCCATATGCATACTTTGCTGACAACGCTGTATGGAGTTGGCAGTTTGCATGGTTACCACATCGTTGTGAATTATCAAATAAACTTATTTGGTTAAAATACGCATACAGGGGTGAAGCAATAATTAATGATTACCCAGAACCAATAATAGTTCGTTGGCGTAATACTGATGATCATATTTTAAAATTAATACGGCAATAATTTAAAGGAGAAAGAAATGGCACAATGGCGAATAGAACCAAGTTGGAAAAAATCAATAGTTGAAAGAGAATACTATCATAAAGGTGATAATACTGTTATAGTTGAAATAGGATGGCGTTGGGGAACATTTGAATGTGAAACTGAAGATGAGAATGTTCCAGAAATTTCCGTAGGTGACAATTTATGGGACTGCGGCTACGATGTAGAATTGATAGAAACATGGGACGGATGTTGGGAAGAACATTACATGGATGATTGTGATGAAGAAACACGTGAGTGGTTAGAAGAATTTTTTGAAGAAAATAGTTATTATGAACTTGAAGACCAAGAAGGTTGGGTACGAGGTGATAATGAAATGATTATTGATTGTGATCCTGTTTTTACTAGACTTGATGGTCCTAATGAAGGTAAACAATACGGATCCGACGGAGAAGAAATCAAAGAAGAAACAAAAGAACCAGTTGCTGAATCAGCAAAATTAAATCCTAATGCAGTATGGCCTTTTCCTAATTCAGAAGAATGAAAACATATAATAAACGAATTGGTTTTTTAGTTAGTTATCAAACACTAGTACCACACGGTGGTATTGGACAGTTTACAAAAAGTTTTATCAGATTGATGGAAGAAAATAATGTTAAAGTTGACAACACAAACATCATCTATCCTGAGGAATCATATGGCTATACAAACCACAGTGCTATTTTTATGTATGGCGATAGTTATTGCTATGAACGAATGGCTAACTTTCGTAACTCAATTATTAGGGCGTTAAGCACTAATCTATATGATGCACTAATTTGTAATACTTATGAAACTGTACAAGTTGCAAGTACAATGGGCCTTGAAGATGTAATTCAAATCATTGCATACACACATTTAGAGAGTCAAATCTTTCCTAACACATTACACAATCCATTCTTAGATAGTGTTAATGAAATGATGCGTAAGCAATTAGAAATGGATGATATTTTTATAGGTACGCAAAGTAAATATAATAAGTTAGAAATTGGTAATGATGCATGGCACTTGCCCATACCAATAACTGAACCTGACTTATTAAAAGAACATCATGTAGAACGTGAGGGCGTGTTGTTCATTGGTCGTTGGGAAGAAGGTAAGAATCCTGAGTTGTATTTAAAACTCATCGGGGAGACTAAGCTTCCTGCAAGAGTGATGACCAATGCAAATGGTGCTAAAAAATTTGAAGCACGGTTAAAAGAATTAAATGTTGATTATAAGATTGCAGTAAGTGTAATTGGACAAGAAAAAATAGACTTTATTACAAGTTGTCGTGTAGCATTCAATCCTAGTACAGTAGAGAGTTATGGTATGGCTTTCTATGAACAACAAATTCAATTGCCTACTTTTGTAATAGAAGATCAACGATGGACAGAAAACTTTAAAGGGCATTTCTTTTTTGAAACAAATAAAAAGGATATGGCCAAAGATGTTTTGAATGCATATGATATGTTCTCTACTGCAAAAGAATGGTATAATAAAGGTACATTACTTTACAATCAGCAGAAAGAAGCAGAAGTATTTGATAAATGGAACCTTTGTTTTGAATCGTTTACCCCAAGACAAAGTAATAGTAATACCGCAAAGATTCTTTCCTACGATACCTTGGTGTACGCAGATTTTATACAAGATTTGGGCAGAAAAACTATTTGCATAGATGATGTCCGTAGTGTGTTGACAAATAAGTCCAAATATGCTACAGTCTTATATACTGACAATCACACTATATTGTCAAAAGAGCAAGATTATGTACCTGTTGTCAAAAATGAAACAAATGTATTTGATGATTTGTTTGAATTTCAATAATGATAGTTGTTCCACCCAATAAAATAAGTGTAATACAGTATTGGTGCATTATGAATATATCACCTAGGCAGTATTATTTTCACCATGCATTCGGTGGTGATGGGTGGGAAGTAAGACGTACTAAAACAGAATGGCAACTCAGAACTGATGACCCTAAACACGAAACTTACATTGAGTTAAAATATAAATGACATTTAATCCAAAAATCAAACGTATCGGCTTTGCTTGCAAATGGGCAGAGATTAACAAGAAGGGTGAGATTGCTAGTACCGAGGGTCTTAACACTGGTGGTACTACTATGGCATGGGCTAATCGTCAAAGCCGCAGGGTAGCAGAAGAAAAAATAATTGATGTTGCTGCCCGTAACATTATGAATACTCATGCACTAATCAAAAAGGTTGCGACACTTCCTAATGAACTACGCATGTTGCGCATCACTAGCGACATGCTAAGTTTCTACACACATGAAGATTGGCAAGGATTCTGGCAAGACACAGAAGTACAAAATAAACTAGAATATTGGTTCAGGCCACTAGGTGAGACTGCACGTGCAAATGATGTACGTATTAGTTTTCACCCTGACCAATTTGTAGTTCTTGCAAGCGACCGCGAAGAAGTAGTAAATAAATCTATAGAGGAGTTTGAATATCATGCAAGCATGGCAAGATGGATGGGCTATGGCTCTACGTTCCAGGACTGTAAAATCAATGTCCACATCAGTGGTCGTCAAGGACCCGAAGGCATTCGTAAAGCCTACGAAAGACTCAGCCCCGAGGCGAGGAATTGCATTACTATCGAAAACGAGGAGATAGTACATGGACTTGATGATTGTCTCAGTCTTAGTAATTTGCTTCCTATTGTGCTTGACATACACCATCATTGGGTACGTGAAGGGGTATACATTGATCCAGCTAGCGATAGCGTTAAGCGAGTGGTTGACAGCTGGCGTGGTGTTCGTCCTACTATGCATTATAGCGTCAGCCGTGAAGATATTCTAGTAAATCATGATCCTAATGTTTTACCTAATATGAATATATTGCTAGAACAAGGACACAAGAAACAAAAACTACGTGCGCACAGCGACTACTATTGGAACAATGCATGTAACGAATGGGCATTGACTTTTAATGAACAGTTTGATATAATGTGCGAGAGCAAGGCTAAGAATATGGCTAGCTTTAAATTATACGAGGGAAGTAAAAATGTTAAACAAGATAAAGAACTTATTTGCGAAGAAGCCTGAAACTAAGACAGAGCCAGAAGTTAAAAAGGTTAAAGAACCTAAACCAAAAAAAGAACTTAGTGAAAAAGAAAAGGCTACTGCAAATAACGAACCTTATATAGCGATAACTAAGGTTGAACTAAATCCAGATAACGTTAATGATGGTGTATTTGAGTTAGACTTTAATGATAAGTTTGTGATTAATTTGATACGTGCAGGATATAAAATCAGACCAGACGATACGGATGATGCCATAGTTGATCGTTGGTTTCAAACAGTTTGTAGAGGTATAGCGAAGGAACTATACGAACAAGAATGGGCTGATCCCGAAAAACGTGATATACGATATAAAATGCAAACAAGAAAATTAGGTAACGGCAGAACGGAGATAGGATGATGATGACTACTACATTTAATGAAGATTTTTTCACAATTGATAATGCTCTTAGTTCAACAGCTATATTGAACAAAAGACTTCCTATAACAGTTGTACCTACACACAACGGTAAGTTTGAACCAAAATTTTTACATGAATTATTTGATTCATTGTATGGAAACATTATTAAAGAGGCTAAGGATTTATTTTGGGAACAAATACTAAATGAAGAGGCAGCTAGAGGCACCTTTTGGGAAAAAGTTTTAGAAAAGCATATGCCTTTCACACGCCGTCATTCACAATCAAACTATGTAGGCTCTGATTTCTTAGATAAGACTGATGCTAAATTTGGGGGTGGATCTAGATATTCTGCTGATGGCACTGTTCAAGCTACTATAAGTGGTTATGAAAATAAAACAGGAACATTACGAGTTTGTTTATGTGCTTGGGGACAACATAGCCATAAGGTATATTTTATGTTGATCCCGAACGATGAGTATTTTAAATGGAAAAGCCCTGCAAAAATCACACTTAGAGCAAACTCTACTCCAATTGGACCTCTTTGGGACAAATATCGTTGCAGTTTTCAAGATGTGATACGTCAGGGTGTTTAAAAGTTGCTATTTTAGCAACTTTTTTGCGGTTGACAATAAATCCATTTTTTGATATTATACAATTCTCAATGTAATTTACAGGAGTAACATGATGGAAGAAAGAAACGGTATTCCGAATGTATTAGTTTATAATCGTCCGATCAAAGAAATTAAAAATGAAGATCGTGCACCGAATGTTTTAGATAAGCAGCCTGATGAGCATGACGCAAAATCCTTAGTAGAAATTGTTAATGATTTCTGTGAAGATGGTATGTTGGAAGAGATTGAAGAATATCTTAAAGAACAGGGAAAGTTTATATCATATAGTTATGATGATTATGCTAAGCCTGAAGAACTAACATTACGTGTTCTATTAAGCGCACTAGCTGTACAACGACCTATTAGTAAAAGACACCTGAGAAAAATTCAGGAAAAATATAATAGACTAAAGGTGCAGACTCCAATCGTATTAAAAATAAAATTTAACGGTAAGGTATATTATTATATCGTTGATGGTCAGCATACTGCTGCTACCCAAGGTATCCGCGCCCGTTTAGGTCTTATTAAAGAAGTAGATAAAAAAAATTGGGAAGATATCAAAGTTAGATGCATGGTAGTTGAATGCGATGATTTTACATTTGCTAGAGAAGTTTTCTTAGGTATTAACGGTGAGGATAAGCTTGAACTTGCTTATTTTGATAAATGGAAAAATTATGTATTAGGCGCAAGACAAGATAATGCTGATATTGAACTTTGGCAAGATTGTCTTGAATTACAAGAAATTTTAGAAGAATTTGGTATTACTCCTATCCATAAAGACAGTCCTGAGGACATTAAAAAAATGCCCGGTGCATTTATTGATGTTCATTTGATTGAAGATAAAAAGCCTGAAGATGTGCGCTGGATCGCTAGACTCCATCAAATGCTTTGGGATGATAAGCCTATGGACCCGTTTGAAGTTGATCCAATGCTGTTACTAAGAGACAAGATTAAGAAAGATGCATCATTGGATAATAGACACGTTTATGCATTTGTTAAGGAGCTAGGTAGTTTAATTAGACACACTGCTGGAAGTCCCGCAGGTTGGAAAAAGTTCACACAAAAAACTTATCCTCTTTGGTTCAAATCCACTCACCCAGATGATGCTGATAAAAAAATAAGTATTCCCGATGATGCTTCACTTGCCCTACTATTGTTTGCGTATCAAGAAGCTGGGGGAAAATTTAAAGACTTACGCCTAACTTTCTTAAAAGAAAAGTTTACTAAACGCGGGGAAACTTTATTTGACTATCTTAGTCAAGACGGTAAAGAGATTAGTGAAAGTTTGAAATCGTTGATCCGAGGCGATGAAAGTAGCGAATAGTGAGAACTCATCTTTATTTTGGCAAATATGAAGGTAAAATTACCTCCTGGAAAGTAGGTCATATGACTAGTGAGGATAGTCGCATGGCTAATTATAGCAAAGGAGGTAACCTTCTTACAATTTATGGTATATGTACTCATCTTGCAGGTCTTAATGAAAAAATGTTGGATTTTGAATGGGAAGGAAAAGCTCACTTTTATCATTACAGACAGAAATTTGCTAAAGAAAAATCAGAATACCTAATGTATGATAAATCCCCTAAAGGTCTTCCAATTCTAACAAAAGAGGGCATACTTGAATGGTATAAAAATGAATCAAGTTACATTAGTGGATTTTATTGGGTAAAGGATTGTTACTTTCCTTTGTATAGCAATAAAGTAAAACTAACTGAATTTATGGAAAAAGTGTGGCAGGATCCTGAAAAATATCTTGAGGGCTTTTAAAGTTTGACAATTAATCAACATGCTGATATAATTACATTATGAAAAAATACGCACTCATAGACACTGCTAATACTTTCTTTCGTGCCCGTCATATTGCAAGTCGCAATACAGATGCCTGGGGCAAGATTGGGATGGCATTACATTTGTCACTTGCTAGTGTAAATCAAATTGCACGTAAATTTGGTATTGATCACACAGTGTTCGCACTAGAAGGTCGCAGCTTTCGTAAGGACTTCTACAAGCCTTATAAAGCTAATCGTGCAGTAGCACAACAAGCAATGACAGAAGCAGAAAAAGAAGAAAACGAACTTTTTTGGGACACGTATGAAAAGTTTACTACGTATCTTAAAGAAAAAACCAACGTATCAGTTATTCGTCATGAAAATGCCGAGGCTGATGATATCATTGCACGTTTCATTAACTTACATCCAAATGATCAAATATATATTATTAGCAGCGATACTGATTATTACCAGCTCATATCTAATAACTGTTTCCAATATAATGGAATCACCAATCAACTCATCACCCCCGAAGGATTCTTTGACGATAAGGGGCGTCAAGTTGTAGACAAGAAAACTAAGGAGCCTAAATTGTTAGGTGACCCACAGTTTCTTCTATTTGAGAAATGTATGCGCGGTGACGCAAGTGACAATGTGTTTAGTGCATATCCGGGCGTAAGAACAAAAGGTAGTAAAAACAAAGTTGGTCTGATTGAAGCATATGAAGATCGCACCAAACAAGGCTATGCGTGGAACAATCTACTACTCCAGCGCTGGACTGATCACGAAGGTGTTGAACACCGTGTTAAGGATGACTACGAACGCAATCGTACATTGATTGATCTTAATGCACAGCCTCAAGAAATAAAAGATAAGGTTGATGCTGCAATTCGTGCAAGTGTCCGTACAACTACAACACCGCAAGTTGGTGTACACTTTATGAAATTCTGTGGTAAGTATGAACTTACTAAAATCAGTGAACAAGCGGAGGCTTACGCAAAATGGTTAAACTCGCCATACGCAGGTTGTTTAATAAATTAAAACTGAGGTATGATTATATGCGCAGAGAAACATTGAAGGACAGTTTATATGGAGGATTGGTTGAAATAACTAAAAATCCTAAACTATACCGATTTAGTTCTATCGGAAAAGAATACTGTTATTTTACTGAAGAAGGTAAACAAGAAATACTTGAATGGATACATAATCATGCCAAAGAGATTTCTACCGCAGAAGAAATTATATTGAATGAACGGGCTAAAAAGTTGGTATTGGATGAGCTAAAACGGTGACATAAATACTTTGAGGAGTACCTATGTTTAATGCTTTTTATTCGTGAATTTGATGGGATGAGACAATATATTGTGTGCAACGAAGCAGGTGACTGTCTTATCGTTACTACTAGTAGTAAAATTGCAAACTTTATAGAACAAAATGTTAAGGGGGTTTCTCCTGATCTACGATTAAACATCGGCGGCGATCCTGGAACAAAAGTAGAAAAGAAACTTTGGCATCATGTAAAACGTTATACAAGATGATTGAAACACCTTTCCCATTTCCTATCAGCAACGTACAAGAGGTATTTAAAATACGAGCAGTTCCTGCTATTGATGGTACAAGCATTAAAAACACAGTTGTGACTGAAACAAGTTATCCTGAAGGTAATTCTACAAGGAGAGTAGAAACCTATTCTGTTACCGTTTATGATTCTACTGGAAGATTGAATTCCTATCTTTTTGGTTACAATAATATTGATCGATTAGTTTAATGTATTCTGTAAATATTCGCAACATTGCCGAATTAGATGAGATTGATCAAATATTTAATGAGGCTATGCAAAATTGCAAGTCCATCATTGGAGCCAAAGTTTCTCATGATGAAATACTAATGGATGGGTCAACAATGTCATACCAACTATCTTATATGCTAGAAATTTATTTTCTCAATCAAACTGATGCAATTATGTATGAATTAAAGTATCTATGAAAATAACAGACCCCAAAATCTGCAATAATTTACGAGAATATTATTACGACAATGTACATTGGGCTGATAATGACTACGTTCCCTGTAACACTTTCAGCAATTGGATAACCACAGAGTACAATGCAGTTTATAATTTCATAGACCAAAGTATTACATTCAAAGACGAGAAAAAATTTATACATTTTTCATTGTTATGGTTATGACATATCCAATTAAAATATACTGGAAGAACGGCGATAATATATCTGCATGGGATGAAAAGTGTATTGAACTTTTAGAAAAGTTTGGTTTACCTGGTGGCAGGTATGTAACAAGCTTTTCTGAAAACTATCTTGAAATTAATTTTTATAAACATGAGGATGCTGTATTAGCAACTTTAATATTATGAAATTAAATATTGATGAAGGTAAGTATGTTAGTAAAGAAGGTGATGCATACTATTCTATAGAGGTAGACGGCAGACAAACATTTGGTGATTATCCTCTTTGGGTAGATATGATTAACTGGGCTAACGAACAATACGGTGACGATTATAAAAGATGGAATGTAAGTACCAAAAGATTTTTCTTTAGGGATAAAGAAGATTTAGAATGGTTTATCTTAAGGTGGTCATGACTTATAAGACAATCATTGGTAAAGAAAAGTACCACATGCACAATGAAATTATGCAGTGGTGTAATGACCACATTGGCGACGGGGGTTATACTCAGCAGCCTAATCCATTGTGGGATATGGTTTTAGTTTATGGTACAGCCACATATTATTTCAAACACGAACGAGATTTAGTATTTTTTACCTTAAGATGGTCATGAAACTTTTACGAAGAAAAATTTTTATCCGCGAGTACGATTTTAATAAAATCAAAACGAAGGCAACGGCAAAAGTTGATAGATACGAAACATTGTACGATCGGGCAACCTTCACACCTGTTAAAAAGGATGACTTAGAAAAAGCATATTTGGTTTTTCTATTGACTAAAGACGAAAACGATAACACATTAAATCCAATGAATAGTTGGAAACCAACAGAATTTCCTAGCAGTTATTTGTGGCATATTAAAAAACAGTTATACAATGAAGATTATGCACGTTGGGATAGTAGGTTTGATGATAACGGTTATCTTCTAGTAAGATACAATAAAGTTACACCTGAAACAAAATTGGGTTGGGGAATTTTTGAAAAAGATTTATGAGAAAACAAACATACACACATAGAGTAGTAGTGGAAACATCCCAAGAAAGAATTGACCACATCAAATGGTGTCGTAGAAATTTAGGAGAACGGGGAATAGATTGGGACTTCTTTGGCGGCACTAAACTTGACATTATAATCTACACCGAAAAATACATTCCATTCTATAAACTTAAATTTGATTAACCAAAATAGTTGTAAATATGATACAACACAGTTATACTTACACAGAGAGGTGAAATATGAATCTAATTGCTAAACCAGTAGTAAAAGATCAGTTTTGGATCGTTACTGATGGCGAGAAAAAAGTCGGTAATGTCCTAGCCAATGGATCTGGATTTCAAGTTAAATTGGGCGATACAAAAAGAGAGTATCCCAGTACTAAAACAATCGCTAATAAAGAACAGATTGAATTTGTTAACTTTAAAAAAGTAGACAAGAAGAATCCTAACCCGTACGAACATTATCCAACTACAGGTAAGGTTTTCAATTCTGTTTTGGACGTAAAAAGAAAAATTCATCTTTTTACAAAAACAACCAAAAGCAAATGTTATTATGCTGCAGGGTGGTACGCACTAAAGCAAGGATCAGAGTTTGTTCCTGTACTGTGCCCTAAGTATATTTTTGTACAACGCTACGAATGCTCTGGTCCATATATGACCAAAACCGAAGCAGAAAATGCGATAAATACACTATGATCCATATTAAACGTTTTATAGACAAGATTGCTAGTATGGAAGGTAAACAAGGAAGGGATGTTGTCCTGCCTATATCTGATGCCCGCGCATTGCGTGATGAAATTACCAAACTTTTGCTTGATCAGCGTGAGACAAATACAACGCAAAAAACAAATGAGGTCGTTCAGGTAGAGATGAAGGGTGAAAAATGGTAACTTAATGGGAAGAACTCAACCTAAAGTAATACTAGAAATAGTAGATAAAACTACTTACAAAAATGATCAGATCGTAGAGGCTGCTGGAATATGGGCAGTTTTTTATGATGGGCAACCGATCAACCTCAAAAGTCAACATTACTTAGACGCGGAAAGCGTACCAAAATACAAAAAGACAAGTTTCAGTAATCCGGGTCATGCACGTAATTTGTGTCGCAAACTTAATCAACAATTTAAAACCGAAAAATTCAGTGTCGTTTTCATGAACTCTGGTACCAAGGTTTATCCAGATGACTAGAGATTCTATAAAAAGACGAATTACCAAAGCAATCCTTGAACCGGGGTCAAATGTTGATTTAGATACAGCCATGAAAACATTTTGGCTTGACATAAGAAATGAAGGTGGACTTAGATTAACAGACGTAGGTGATTCATTTTTTAAACGAGCAGATATTGAGAGTTTTGAATTTCCGTTCAGAATACAAAAAATTACAGATAAAGAACCTATCTATAGTTATCAGAATCTAATGCTTGATTTAAGTCTTAAAGTATCGTGCCCATACTACATAGGACGACATAAACCAAACGAACCATATATAAACATATATGACAGTAAAGTAGCCATGATGATTAATCTTTATGGTGATATATACGAATATTTAAGGCACAGTCAGTTAAGACGTAAATAACAGTGGGAGGATTTATGACTGAAGAAAAGAAAAGCAAGAACCCATTTATAAATATAGCTAATGCTGTAAAGAAAAATAATACTTTTCCTAATCAGCAGCAAAACAAAACTCCAAAACCAAACAAGGGGTTTGGTGGGGCAAACACAATGAGAAAAACAGGGAGAGGACGATGAATTACTTATTAATATTAGCACTAGTTTCAGCACTAACAATACCACCAGCATTTGCAGCAGACGCACCGGCAACACCAGTTAAAAAGGGTAATCTAATGCTTGCTAAAAAGAAAGACCATAGCAAAGCACAAGAAAAACCAGCCAAAAAATCTGAGAAAAAGTCTAAAAAATAATACCCAGATAAATAGTTTTACAGTTATGAGGTTCTGTAAAAACCTTAAACATACACACACAAGGAGAAAAATATGTTTAATTTCAATATGTTCGACCAAAACGCATTTAAAGATTTCTACACAGCAAATTTTTATATCGATGCACTTCAACACACTAAATCTAATTTAACTGATAAAGTTATTACAGATCCAGTTTTAAATAAAGCAGCACATACCTTTTTAGATGCACAAACTGTTTTTGCTAAGATGATTGCACAAAATACAACCACTATTGCAAAACATAGTGTTGATTCTATGTGCAAAACTTATTTTCCACAAACTACTAAATCAAAGGCAGAATAATTATGCCTTGTTTGAATTGGGTAAAGTCCATAACTTCGGCTATGGTATCTAATCACTACGGATCAAAGTTAGAAGCATATATTATTAGTAAAGACCCAAAATCTCTTGCAGATGTTGAGGCTTATACAGTAGAATATGAAAGAAAACTTGCAAATGAACATTTTAAATTTTACGGAGAGACAAAATGAACGAACTACCAAAACTACCAGAAGTCAAATTCAACAAGAACGGTTACGAAATCCGTACCGATATTCTAGCAATGGCTAAAGACCTTGCAATGCAAGACTTTCATATGAAGTATTCAGGATGGGAAGTCACTGCAAAGCGTGATGAAAAGACAGGACAGATCATCAATAAAATTGAGATGCCTACTTTTCCAGGCCTAGAGCAGATCCTTGAGAATGCAGAAAAAATGTATGCATTCGTAAATCAAGCATCCAATAATAGCAAAAAATAATTGCTAAATTTGCAACAAACATAGCCCCAACAGGGGCTATTTTTTTGGTTGACAATAAATCCATTTGGGCATATAATGTCTGTATAGTCAATAACAAGGAGCTAATATGTTTATCAATCTCAATGCTAGCAAGCCAAACGGTGACTTTATGATCACTTCTTCCGCTGTGTTGCAAGATATGCATCCTACTGCTACTATGGCTGAAATTACTGAAATGCTAATTGCGATTGGTGACGAGTACGAAGCCAAAGGTTATCAACTTAGCTACACATTTGATGAGGAGTTATCATAATGATAACTGCTGAAAAAGTTACTAAACTATCAACATTAACTGCTGACCAACTTAACTCTATATTGGTCTATTCGGGCTACACTGGATTTGAAAAAGCAAAAACCTGCAAGTTTGTAGGTATTACTAATAATGGTGACTTTTGTTATCAATTTACATATACTTGCAATAATTACAACATTGCTAAAATTGACAAACTTTTTGTTAACATAGATGCAACAGGAAATATTGTTGCTGAATACTGATTTTGGTTGACAATAAATCCGGTTGGTGTTATACTATGGGTATAGTGAATAACAAGGAGCGAAAAATGACTACAGCATTTCAAGGTTTGACTACTCAGGAAATTCGTCAAGTTTCTATGTACGGTTGCACAGAGCAACAATTGCGTGAATCGGTTGAGGACAGCATTACTTTCAAATTATCGGGTCCTGTAATGATCGCAGCAGGTATGTTGTCTGATGCACAAGAAATGATTTGCACCGAATACGGTGAGGTTACTGATGGTCGTGCTAACGAAGCCCGTCAAGCAATCAATCGTGCAAAATGGGTTATGTTCACTTATGCAATGGAGGACAAATAATGTCAAATACTTATACATTTAGGCAAATTGCATATATCACAATTGAGGTTGTTGCTGATACAGAGGATGAGGCATACGATAAAATGTGTGATATCGATCCACTAACAGGTGATATTGATTACGAAGAACCTGAGTTGGAATCTATTGAAGATGAAAACGGTAAACGTCTTTGGGATATGTATAAAGGAGAAATGGTATAATGGCTACTATTCAAGAAATCAATCAATCAATTATGTTTGGTAATCTGTCTAATGACCAACTTGATTCTATTATTCATGCTGTAAAGTTTAGGCGTAATGAATTACTGAAGCAAAACAAACGCAGTTTGACAATTGGTAGCGAGGTTAAATTTGTAAGCAGTCGCACTGGTCAAACGATCATTGGTAAGGTCTCTGCAATCAAAACAAAAAATGTAATTGTCAATGCAGGTTTTACTAACTGGCGAGTACCCGCTAACATGTTGGAGGTTGTATAATGAATAAGCTAGAAGAATTGGCCAATGAAATTGCATTCCTAAATAATTCGGATATGCACTTTGTGTTAGGAACTATTTTTGGTATTATTGTTTCAACGATTGGCTTTGCGGGTGTCGCAAGGATTCTTGACAAAGCCGTAGATGTTACTAAGGCTCAGGCAGAGAAGGCAGCGAAATAAAATGACTACCAAAGGACAATTTATTTTATTCTTTTTTCTATTAATTTTCATTGTCCCCACAACCTTTTACATCATTTACAAAATTATTAAACACGTATCAATTGATTTAATTTCATATATAAAGGCAAAGAGAAATTATGGGTCTTGATCAATACGCATATATCGCAAATAAAGTAAATAATGAAACTAATTCTTCAACTGAACTAGCATATTGGCGCAAGCATCCTAATTTGCATGGTTGGATGGAACGACTGTGGAACGAAAAAGGTTGTCCTGGTCTTGAGGCAGGCTTTAACGATATAATGTTCAATGGTATTGAACTTGAACTAACCTTTGATGATGTTGTAAAGTTAGAAGAAGATATCAAAAATAACAAACTTCCCGAAACTACAGGTTTCTTTTTTGGTAACAACAGTGACGAGTATTACAAAGCACAGGATCTAGAATTTGTGTACGAGGCTAAATCAAGGCTTTTCCTAGGTCAAAAAGTGTTCTATAATTCAAGTTGGTAACTATTAAAGTTATTATACTTGAGACACTTAAAAAATGAAAAAATCAAAAAAATCAAAAAAAGAAATTTCTGTACATAAGCCTAGTCAAGATTATATTGAAGCCGCACTAAAATTTTGTACTAGACAAATAGATACACTAGGGCATCCGTTGGCAGATGATGCCCTATTCACACATCTAGATGACTCAAACTCATCATTACTACGTGAAGCGGTATTAGCGCATGTTGCCAATCTTAAGTGGTGTTCGGAAAAACACGGACCAGATGCTATGGATCCAGTTACTGGAAAAAACTATGAAATAAAACCTAAGCGCGGTGATAAATCTCCTTTTAAGGGTGGCGGAAGCTTTAGCGATCTCACCGAAAAAAGAATTGAAGCCATGAAAACTACAAACGACGGCATGATTGTAGGATTGTTTGTGGAACGTAGACTTGTATTAGCATTAGAATTTTTACTATCTGATATTATGCCGAAATTAGAGGCAAAGGTTATCAAAGAATGTGTTGATGGTAAGAACCGTTATGCTAGAAGTAGCGGTTTTGATTACCGAGATTATAAAGATAGTAAAAATTTAAAAATCATATATATAGATGAGGATATGATTGCAGAATACGAATGCATTCACCACGAACTATATGATTTGATTTTGAGTACTAAATGATTGAACAATATTTAAACGTAAGATATAGCACTAGAAATCTACCTGATAGCGAGTTTGATAAACTGCTACCTACATTAGCAAAAGAACTCACGCAGGTAGATTTCCTACCTCATTACACCGAGGATAAATTGCGTAAGGATTGGAACGAGCTAAAAAAATGGTCAACTACTGAAACTTTTATTAATTCAACCAGCCGTTTAGGTATGAAATTGTGCGAACATTTCATGCCAAATTTCTATGATATTGAAGATAACCGAGGTAATAGTTTCAGAACATATTGGCAAGATAGTAAACTTTTAGAAAAGGTATTAATCGGTAATCGTAAATCACATAGCACTCCATACCTTTCGGAACTGAAGCGAGGTATTTATTTTGCAACTGGAATGCCCAAATCAACAATGTACAGACCGCAAATGAGCAAGATGATCACAACAGGTGCAGAATATGTACTTGATCCTTGTGCTGGTTGGGGAGGTCGTATGTTGGGCACAGTAGCAAATGGGGCACATTATATTGCATTTGAGCCTAACCCAATTACTTTTGCCAATCTAAATAGAATGATTGATTTTTTGGGTATTACAAGTAATGTAACATTGTATTGTGATGATGCACGTAATATTGATTCCTATGACATACCAATGGTTGATGTTGTTTTGACTAGTCCACCTTACTTTGATTTAGAAATTTACTGTAAGGATAACAATCAAAGTGTCCAAAATTGTACTACCTATGAGGATTGGGATACCAATTTTTTGACAATAATCATATCTAAGTGTATAATGTATTTAAAGGCTGATGGCAAAAGTTGCTGGAATGTAGCAAACTTCGGTAAAAATGATATGTGGGCAAGTGTTGACAATGCACATGAAATAATGAATTTTGAACGTGCTATAATTTATGAAAATAAATCTTCAGCTAGGCCAACAATAAAATCTGATTCAAAATCTAAAAAATCTGATATAACAGTTTCATACACACGGAGATAACATGAGTGCAAGTTGGATACGCAAACTTAACGAATCTGATAGTCGCCTTCATAAAGAAGATGTAGTTAGACAAGCACTGGAAGCTGCCACATTGGGCAGCACCAATGCCATTAACTTTTTGACGTTAACAAAGGTATGTTACAACCCTTATCATACCTTCGGTGTTAAACAAGTGCCCGATACAGTAGGTATTACTGATGCA